AGAACTCAAAGCCCGTAAGTTGTATCGGAGTGGACTGAATTGGCTGTTGCGACCCCCTACTAAGGGTTTTTATTAGCTCCTCGACTCTTTCATTGTATTTTTCGGTGTATCTGTCGCCTTCTTCCATCTTTCCTATCGAATATAGGTAGTTTGCAGCCATCCTCCACCCTAAAATGCGGTGATCTAGGCTCTCTGGGTATGCTATTGCGTCACTTACTGCCGTAAACTCGGTTGGTTCAATGTAATAGAACAGTCTAATTAGCTCTGTTACGTTATGTGCGCTTGTTGGTGTAGGGAATATCTCAAAATAGTCGCCCCTGTCATCAAATTGTGGGTTATTTGCGTCTGCATTACCCCTTAACCAGTTGACTGACCTGTTCCCCGCTAGGTTAGATACGTCTATCTGGTCTGCCGTGATGTATCCGTCTGCGTCATTACTAGAGTAGTTAAGCTCAATCTCCTTTAAGAACCACATATCTGTTGGGTATAGGTATGTGCCGGTATCTGCTGTGCCGTCTGTCTTGGTTTCTTGTATCTGCGAAGCGTCTACTCCGGCTTCAATAAGCCTTCGCTTGAAGTCTAGTAATGCTTCGTTTGCCCAAATGACACCGTTAGCGTCAGTTAAGCCGTTGTCATCGGTTTGTGCTTGCGCTCTTGCGAACGCTAGTGTTGTGTCTACTGTTGCCATATTTTTACTCAGGTTACTAACCTGACGGGTAAGCCCCCTTAGAGGCTCACACCGTCAAACTACTAGCTTGATGCCGCTGATTCAATTCTTACAATCCTCTGGCCTCCTACGTTGTCCTCAAAGCGAGTTGCTCCAAGGGTAACTTTACCACCAATACTGGTGTATAGGGCCAATGGGTCATTAGAGTCTTGGTCAGAGCGTAAGATAGCTCGTGGCTCTTGGAAGAATCCCCAACCAAATGATTGGTCTCCAACAACTGTTGTAGGGAATACGTCCACCGTTGAGTTAAAGTAGTTCTGCCACGCACTGCGTAGGTAACGAATACCTCTAAAGGTATCCATCTTACCTGCTCGCAAGTCATCAACTGAAGAGTATCGGCCAACGTCTAGGAATCCACCTGTTTGGGTGTTCTCCTGTAGGTCAGCTTCTACCATCGGATGAATAACTGCTGCGTAGTAGTCTCCACTAAACGGTTTTAAGCCAGCTGCGTTGCTAGATGCTAGGTTCCTGTATGCCTTCTGCATATCACTCTGAGTGATTAAGTCACCAGCTCCTAGGCCAGTTCGTGCTGTAGCTGCACCAGCGTAAATTACGCCGTTTGTGCCACCATTCACAATAACTTGGATACAAGTATCAACTAACCTTGCTAGTGCAAAGCGAACCTGCTCGGTTGCTTTGGTAACTACCTCGATTGCTGAGTTGTGTACCAATAGGTCAGTAACCTCTACGAGGATACCGTATTGTGAAGGGCCTGTGCTGTAAGAAGTTGCACCCCAAGCAATTGCTGTAGGGTTAGTTCCTTCTGTGATTGCCGCAACACCCTCTGTTGAGGATACTGGGAATCCGCCAGCTGTAGCTGCCGCCCCACCCTGGATTGATGCACCTGCTCCAAATACTGAACCACCACCACTGAAAGTAGGTCCACCTGTAGTTGCTACAGATGTGTTTATCTTTACTGGAAGTTGGTTAGTCTGAGGCCATACGATGCGGTCAAAACCTTTCGGTGCGTCACGCCTGACACCAAGTTTAGCGTACTTAAGGTCTGGCTCTAATACTTTTATCTCACCTTGAATGTAAGATGTCAGTAATTCTGACTCGTTATTAGAACTGCCACCCCAAGCATCTGTTCTTAATGTTGCTGCCATTATTTCTATTTAATTCCTCTCTACTTTTCTCCAAACACTTTCTTCAATTCCGTGAGCTTCTCTGCCGAATCCATCTCGTCTAGTGGTTTAGCGCCACCTGTTGCGGGTGGACTTACTGCTGAACCTCCAGCGGGTGAGTCGGGTTTAACATCTTTCTCGGTGGTCTCGTCTGGTTCTTCGGGTTTGTTCGCATTCATTATTACTAATGCTGCGTCTTCTACTGAATAGCCTGATTTAACTTTTTCTAAGATAGCGTCCTTATGCTCTACAGCACCAGGAAACTCTGCCGTTGCGTCAGTGAACGAAGCAAGAAAATCTCTCTCCTGTGTAATGGACTTGTTCGCTTCAGTCAGTTCTTCAACCGACTTAGCAAGCTCGTCTCTTTCCTCAGAAGTCATTTTGACTTTACTAGAGAGGTCTTTAATTCTTTCTTCGACCTTGTTCTTTTTCTCAATGTTCTCGTCTAGTGCCTCTAAGTCGAGGTCTAAACCTGTGTCGTCTTCTGCCATGTTATTTGCATTAGGGTAGGAGGCGAATCCTATCCCAAGTTATTTAGTCTTCATCATTCCTCACTAGCGGACTATGCTGTGAGGTAAGTGAATGAACGCACTAGGCATTCAGTTGAAATCTGTTCTGATGCCGTTGGTTGCATTCAAACGATCCGCACACTGCTATCACTTGTCCTGGGTTAGTTGGACTATCCCAGACATGTATAGCGTGACTGCTCACAATGTCGTTCGGGTTTTTATCCTCCGGACAGTATGAACACATCACATCTCCCATTCCTCTAAAGTGAGGACAGAGCTTGTACTGGAATTGTGGTGGTACGTTTGGGTCTAATGTCCCACACCACTCACAGGTTCCTGCACGAATCTCTGGGTACTTGTGCGTAAACGGTTGTGATGCACCTCCTTGTCGTTCAATCTGTCGTTGGGGAACCGGAGGCGGTGCTACTGGTGCTTCCGCAACCGGTGTAACTTCCGCCGTAGATTCCACCTTTTCGGAAACAGGAGCCTTTTTAGCCGCACCGTCAGCCGAAGGTTTATCTTTAGCCATTTTATTTTAGTTGTTTCTTAATGTTCTCAACTTCGACCTTGAATATCTCTTTCAATATATCTAAGTTTGCGTGTTTCTCTGCCCATTTAAGTTGTCCTTGTAAGAAGTAAATCTGTGGTTCATCTATTGGTCGCTTCTTCATTTCAGCGTCTAATAGTTTACCTAGCTTCTCTACTGTTCCTTCAAAGAGTTCTCTTTCGAGCAGTTTCCAATCTTCATTCGCCTTAACTCTATCTATTGCTTGTATTATCTTAGTTCGTTTCGATTGCATCTCACCCAGTAAGGCTTTATCAGCCGGTGGGTCTTCTTGCAATGTTGCGTTCTCTACAATCAGTTTAGAGTTGTTCATGTTTAGGCTGTTGCTGATTGGTCGTTTACCAATACCTTAACCCTCTCGTTAATTATAGAGGTAACAGCGGCTGTGTATTTTAGGAATACACGACCACGTTGGCTAAGTATTGGCAGTCCTGAGACAGTCTTCTGTCCAATGGTGTTCGCACTTGCTGAACCAGTAGCAGACAAGACACTGCCTGGAAAAGTCCATGTTCCAGCCGATGCGACCGCATTAGCAGTTGTACTTACCCCAAGTCCAGCCACTGGGACTGAAAGCCATTCTGCTGCTGCATTTGTAGCATTTGAGACAATGCTTGTCTCGGCTAGGTCGTACCAAGTTGTGCCGCCGTCATCAGTCGTCTGTAACAACGCACTGACTCCGCCGTCCATGACACTGGCCGTAAGTTTTACAACTACATTCGCTGTGTCTTGTGGTAAATCAAACGCATTAGCTACACCACCCGACGTTGAAGCTGGGCCTGTAGCATTAATTGCCGTGTTGTTGACATCTAATACCGTCTTTAATGGTAATCTTATTGCCATATATTTGTAGTTTTTATTCTTTCGACCGTTTTTAGGTTTTTAGAGAGGTTTGCCATCCTCTATTAGGCATTGTGAGCGTCTACTAGCTCGTTGACCTTTTGCCTTAGTGCCTCTAGGTCTAGTCTGTTAAACTCTGCGTCTAATGTGACTATCTTCTTTTTGCGAGGAGCTTTTACTTCTTCTACTACAACCTCTTCTACTACCTCTACTTTCTTTCTTCCCATGTTAATTTAATTTGTTTATCGACTGTTTAATGCTCTGATATTAGTACGCTACTTATCCCTCCTGAAATAGTAGCAACTCTCTGGTAAAGACCGAGCTTTCTGTTTAAGCCCTGTACACTGCCCTGCTGCATAAATGACTCTATCGGTAGTGCGAATCTCCTCATTTCCCCTGCTGGGATAACGTGGTCGTAATTGGACGTTGCGCCTGCAAGGGCGATAACACTAGAGGAGTCGCCTGTAGCTGCTATCCATCTAAGAAACGTAGACTTATCTACTGCCGTTACTTCTATGTTAGTTGTGTTGTGCGTAACGCTGATAACTGATGAGGCCACATTGTTCTCACTCGTGTATCTAGCTTTAGCAAGCTGAGGCGCAGGAAAATCCTGCATCGGTGCATTACCTTTATCTCTTGGTAATTGATTATAACTTCCCATATTATTGTTTATT